CGGACCTCTAAGCGTCAGGCAATGCAGCAAGCAGCACGTGGAACTAATGCCCTGAGGATCAAGCTTGACAAGCCCTCTGGTAGTTCTACTGGCGTTTCTGTAAATACTGGCTCCAAGAAAAAAGGTTCCCTCAACATTCCTAAGTAATGAAAGCTGACGCTCTATCTCGTTACCATCAACTGGTTTCGGATAGACAGCAGTTCCTTGATACCGCCAGAGAGTGTGCGCGCCTTACCCTTCCTTACCTCATGACTGATGATGGTCTGGCTAAGGGTGAGCGCCTACCTATTCCATGGCAATCAGTGGGCAGCCGTGGGTGCAATGTATTGGCAAGTAAAGTTATGCTTGCCCTCTTCCCCGTAAACACATCGTTTTTCAAACTGCAAATAAACGATGCGGAATTGCAATCACTTCCTGACCTGACACCAGAGATTAAGTCTGAAGTTGACCTATCACTTTCCAAGATGGAAAGGATGATCATGCAACAGATCAGCGAAACCTCTGACCGGGTACAGTTACATGATGCGATTAAGCATCTTATTGTCACAGGCAATGTTCTTATCTTTGCCGGGAAGAAAGCCCTAAAAGTCTATCCGTTAGATCGGTATGTAATTAGCCGTGATGGGGATGGTAACCCTATCGAAATCATTACACGCGAAAGCATTAGCCGTAAATTGCTTCCGCCTGAATTCCAGAAATCCACAATGGAAGGCACGGACATCAACTCCGCCGGAGAGGATGGTCCAAAGCTTGGCGTTGCTGGCGGTAGCGGTGCAGACAACGTAGACATTTACACCTGTGCTGAGTTCCGCGATGGTCAATGGAAATGGCATCAGGAAGCAGACGGCAAAATGATCAAGGGCTCCCAGAGCTCTGCTCCTAAAAACATCACCCCCTGGATTCCGCTTCGGTGGAATGTCGTCAATGGCGGCGAGAACGAGTCCTATGGCCGTTCTCATGTGGAGATGTACCTAGGTGACCTGAAGAGCCTTGACGGCCTCATGCAGAGCCTTGTAGAGGGCTCAGCGGCTGCAAGCAAAGTGATCTTTACGGTCAACCCTTCTAGTCCCACTAAGCCACAGTCCATCGCCCGTGCTCAGAACGGTGCAATCATTAGTGGTCGTCCTGAAGATGTAGGTGTCATCAACGTCGGCAAGAACGCTGACTTCCGCACCGCACAGGAGATGATCCGTGACCTCACCACGAGGCTAAGTGATGCGTTCCTCATCCTCACTCCGCGTAAGGCAGAACGCGTCACCAGTACCGAGATCAATGCTGTCGTACAAGAGCTCAATGAGCAACTCGGCGGAATCTTCGGTAATCTTAATACAGAGCTTCTGCAGCCTTATCTAAACAGAAAGCTCCACATACTCACCCGCTCTAAAGCTGTCCCCTCCCTTCCCAAGAATCTGGTTAAACCTATTGTGGTTGCCGGACTCAACGGGGTAGGCAGGGGGCAGGATCGTGCTGCGCTTATGGAGTTTGTTCAGACCGTAGCCCAAGGCATGGGTCCGCAAGCACTACAGCAGTTTATTGATCCCACTGAATTCCTTAAGCGTCTCGCCGCTGCTAGTGGGATTGACACTCTTAACCTCATCAAGTCTCCCGAGACGATGGAGCAAGAGAAGCAGCAAATGCAAAACGAAGCTATGCAGGCATCCCTCATGAACCAGGCAGGTCAGCTAGCTAAATCACCTATGGCAGAACAGTTAATTGACAACTTCCAGCAAGACCCCGGAGCAGCCCAGCAGCTCCAAGAGCAAGCCGGAATCCCCGGCACCGAAACAGCCCCGGAAGAGATCCCGGAAATCTGACGGCCAATACAAAGGTGGTACTCCCGCAGAAGCTTGGGAAGCCACTGAACTTATTGAAGGTGTTGGTCAAAAAACTATTGGTAAAACCGTTGGTCCCAAAGTTGATGCGCCTTCTCAAGGCAATGAAACTGCCGGCAAATACAAGAAACCCGAAAAGCTGACTCCCACTTTCGGCAAGGTATCCACCACCCTCCACTAATATGCCCATCACCCAATTCGATCCAACTGAAGGTCCAAGCAAGGAACAGCAAGCCTCAGAGGCTGCCGTGTTTGCTCAGGGTCAAAAGATCCAAGAGGCCCAAGCTGCTGACCGTGCAGCTCGTCAGGCTCAAATGGAGCTTGACCAAGAACAAGATGTCTCCCTCATTGGTGGCAAGTTCAAGTCACAGGAAGACTTACTGAAGGCTTACCAGGAACTTGAACGTCAACGCACTAAAGAGAATCAAGGCGATGCTGAGGAAGAAGAGCAAGTCGAAGAGTCTGTTGACAATGTCGATGAGGCAGAGGAGACGACTGAATCAGACGAGATCTTCAACCGAGCCGCGCAGGAGTACACCGACAACGGTCAGCTGTCTGATGACGCGATTGATGCGTTGTCTCAGATGGATTCGAAAGATCTTATCAAAGCTTACGTTGACTACTACGGTCGTAATGCCGCCAACTATCAACAGCAAGAGCTTGAGGCGACTCAACTTGATGCTGTTAAAGAGATAGCAGGCGGCTCCGAAGAGTACGACAACATGATTGGCTGGGCTGCTCAAAGCCTGCCTTCTGATGAGATCGATGCCTTCAACTTGGTTACTGAGTCAGGCAACCTCGCTGCAATCAGGTTTGCCGTTGAAGCTCTCAACAACCGCTACCGAGCAGCTGAGGGCTTTGAGGGTGAACTTGTGACTGGTAAGGCTTCCACCTCTACCAATGTCAAGGCATATCGCAGCCAAGCTGAATTGGCAAGGGACATCGCTAATCCTCTTTACCACTCTGATCCTGCCTTCCGCGCTGACGTGGAAGCCCGGCTTCAGGCAAGCAAAGATCTTCTTTAAGCAATGACTGCTACTTCTCACACGATCTATAGGGGTGAGTTTAGTAACCGTTATGTGGAGCCTTATCGGCTTGTGGGTACTGCCCGTCAGCTGCCCGCCGGTTCGGCTTCCGCTAACACGGCTCTTACTTCCTCTATCTCACGTATTTCTATTAGAGCTGTCGGTGCTGACATCAGGTACAGCATCGGCAATTCAGCTCAGACTGCTTCTGCTACTAGCCATTTCATTGCCAGTGGTGAGCGTCTTGAGCTACGCGTCCCTGAAGACGCAAACATCGCTGTAATCCGAAACGCAAGCACCGACGGAACTCTAGAACTCTCGGAGCTTCTCTAATGCCTTACGGTCCTGGAACCTACGGTTCAAAGGTCGGACGCCCTCCTAAGAAAAAGAAGAAGAAGGGAGGCAAAAAGAAGTGAGCCTTTATCGCAACATCAATAAGCGGAAAAAGGCAGGCACTTCTCGGCCTAAATCTAAATCTACTATTTCTTCTAAAGCCTACGCCAATATGAAGGCTGGCTTTCCTAAGTCAAAGAAGAAAAAGAAAAAGTAACTCTATTCATGAAATCTATTCTCGCCGCTGGCATCATCTTTGGTGCCGGCTCTGCTGCGTATGCAGGTCCCTATTTGAACGTCGAAGCCAACCAGGGTTTCCAAGGCGGTGTGTCAGGTGATGTTGTCACCGACGCCCACTTTGGTCTGGAAGGTGAATACGGCCAAGCTTCCTGGTATGTCCAGGGTGGCCCTAGCTTCACCTCTGGTACAACTACTGCACAAGCCACCGGTAAGGCTGGCGGCTCTGTAGGTATTAGCGAAAAGCTGTCGGCATATGTCGAAGGTTCCTTCGGCACTGTTGACGGTGGTGACACTGCATACGGCGCCAAGATCGGCACCAAGCTCAAGTTCTAACTAATAACGCCGCGTACGTTCATCCCTTCGGGGACGCATGTCGCCTGATCATGGAACGGGGGTCAGGTACTTTCATTCAGACAATGACTCAAGTCGAATTGGATGCCCGTGTTCGGGAGCAGCAGCAGGCACAAAAGCTTGCAAAGCTTAAGTATCGCGGCGTTGCTTACACACCTAAAACTAAATAATCAAGAGCCCGAGACCGTGGCTTTGTAACGGCTAACCAATTTGTAAACACCTCAGCGCGAGTACGTCTGGGCGGTTAGTTGGGAGTCAGGCACCTCAGAGTAGGACCTGGCTCCTCTTGCCCGTGTCCGTGGCATATAACGGCAATCCTTGCAAGGGAAAACCTAGGTCTATAGAACAGAATTCAGTAGTAGGAGAGAGCCCTGGTACGCCAGGACAACTTTCACTGAAAGGAATTTGATCGGAAGACCGACCATTTCAATTCTTTCTCCTTCTTAGAAATGACTAACATTTCGAATCTCGCACGGCCTAATGCCGTAAACGGGAATCAGTCCAATGCTTTCGCCGATAAGTATAGCACGGCGCTCACTCTATTTAGTGGCGAAGTGTTCAATGCTTTCAACAACGCTTCTATCTTTAAGGGCCTCGTTCGCTCCTACACCCTCCGTGGTGGCAAGAGCAAGCAGTTCCTGATGACTGGCAAACTGTCCGCTGGGTATCACACTCCTGGACAGCCCATTCTCGGTGATACCGCACTGAAGGCCAACGAAAAGACCATCAACGCTGATGATCTTTTGGTTGCTTCTCAGTTCGTCTATGACCTCGATGAGCTCCTTTCTCAATACTCCCAGCGTGCGGAAATCAGCTCGCAAATTGGTGAGGCTCTCGCCAAGCATTACGACATTCGTATTGCTCGCGTTCTCGACATGGCTTCCCGTGAAGCTAGCGTTGTGACCGGTGAGCCTGGTGGCTTTGAAGTCTCCATTGGCTCCGGTAACCAGAACGATGCACAAGCAATCGTTGATGGTTTGTTTGAAGCAGCTGCCGTTCTTGACGAGCGTGCAGCTCCTGACGAAGGCCGCGTCTGTATACTTTCCCCCCGTCAGTATCTGAGCCTGATCTCCTCTGTTGACACCAACATTCTGAACCGTGAACTCGGTGCTTCTCAGGGTGACATCAACAGCGGTAAGGGTCTCTACAGCATCGCAGGTATCCGCCTCTACAAGAGCAACAACCTGCCCTTCATGGCTGCTTACAACACCGCCGTCACTGGCGAGAACAACGACTACGCAGACGCTAACGCTACCTGCTGTGGTCTGGTGTTCCACCGCAACGCCGCTGGTGTTGTTGAAACCATGGCACCTCAAATTGAAACCACCTCTGGTGACTTCCACACCCAATATCAAGGCGACTTGGTTGTTGGAAAGCTCAGCATGGGCGTCGGTTCTCTGCAAGTCAGCGTCGCTGGCTCTCTGCAGGCAAAGTAATTATCTCTTTGCGACCCTGGGGACTTCGGTCCCCTCGGCGCATACCATTCGCTAGAAATAAATGGCAACTGTCTACAAACTAACAAAGCTGGCCGCTGTCAACATTGTTCTGTCGAACATCGGTCAAGCTCCTCTCACAAGCCTCACCACCTCCAACCCATTGGCGGCTGTAGCAGAGGGAATTATCGATGAAGTTTCCCTAGCCCTGCAATCAGAGGGCTGGGTATTTAACACTGAACAGGACTATCCCTTCACACCTGACTCCAATAAGAACATCATCATCCCAGCCAACGTGCTGTCCCTGGACACCGTTGAGTGGGGAACGTATGAACCCATCATCCGTGGCGGCAAGCTCTACGACAAACGCAACCACACCTATGACTGGGAAGACACTCTGTATTTGAAGGTTATTTGGTACTTCGACTTTGAAGACCTGCCTGAAGTCTTTAAGCAATACATTTCTGTCCGTGCAGCCAACCTGTTCGCCAACCGTGCTGTCGGCTCTGCTGAGGTTGTCAAATACTCCGAGCGTGAAGAGCTTCTAGCTCGGGCTGCTGTCATGGAGTATGAGACCCAACAGGGTGACTACAACGTGTTTAACGATCGTGCAGGCGGCAAGGAATTCCACACATACCTCCCCCATAACGCTGTCTACCGTCGATAACTATGGCTGCTGTTTCCCAGACTATTCCTAACCTGCTTGGCGGGGTTAGCCAACAACCGGACCCTGTAAAGCTACCTGGGCAAGTACGGGAACTTAAGAACGCTTATCTTGACCCCACCTTCGGTTGTAAGAAAAGACCACCTACCACCTTCATTAGCAAGCTGAATGCAGCTAGCGCTAGTGACACCATACCCAGCAACGCTAAATGGTTTCCCATCTTCCGTGACGAGCAAGAGCGATATGTCGCCTGTATCTACCGCACGACCACGACAGTTGTGCGTGTATGGGATGCATTAACGGGAGCTGAAAGAACAGTCACTCTTGACGCTGGCTCAGACGCTTACCTGCAAGCCAGCAACCTTGCCAATCTCTCCACGCTGCAGCTGGCTGACTATACCTTCATTGCCAATAGTGAAAGAACAGTCACCACTAACAGCGTTCAGCTGACCAATCAAAACGAGGAAGCTCTGGTCACCATCAATGCTGTTTCCTATAACACCACCTACAGCATCGACCTGAATAGCGGCGGTGCGGCTCCTGTCAACGTCTACAGCGCCACCAAGCTTGAGGTCAGCCCTGGCTCCTATGAGGTTAGTGATGGCGGTGCTTGCTCTCAGAGCAGCGCCCAAGACCACAGCGTCACCTCTGGCTCAAAAACTGGTCTGCAATTCCGAATCGTCAACCAGTGTTCTGCCTACTACGACTCGGGATCAAACTCCTACCGCTCTCGCTACAGCACCTCCGTCATCCTCAAGAACGGCGGTTCAGGTTGGCGTGTAGGAGACACTGCAACTGTCTCCCAAGGTGGACGCTCCTTCACAGTGACTGTCACTGCTGAGAAGTCGGTCCTCACCTACGCCAGTGACGGAACAGCGACCTACACGACCGCTAGTAATGCCTCCTCAGGCACCCTTCAGGTTTCTGACATCACCACCAACCTGCAGTCAGCTGTCAACGCTCTGACCAACTACAGCGCGGACGTTGTGGGCAACGTGATCCGGGTCACC